GCACCTGTAATTCCGCCGGGAACAACTAATCCCGCCCAGCCTCCACCTAGAAATCCTACACCGTATAGTGTGGGTACTAGTATTGGATTACAAGGGGAAGAGGAAGTAGCTAGAGTAAGATTTACTGAGCAAGACGCTACCAACCTTGCGGCACAAGGTGATTGGAGAATTAAATTATCATTGGCTCCAGGCTCTCCCAACATTTTGTATAATCAAAATGATGATAGTGTAGGTATATTAAAACCTCTAAGAGCGACTGACGGTGTGATTTTTCCATACGTGCCTTCAATAGCACTTAGTTATGTAGCAACATATGACAACACAGCCCTTACACATAGTAATTATAAATTAGTTACATATCAAGGTAGTTCTGTCGAACAACTCACGATTACAGCAGACTTTACAGCGCAAGATGTTTTTGAAGCAAATTACCTAATGGCTACTATACATTTTTTACGTAGTGCAACTAAAATGTTCTACGGTTTAGATAACACTGTCAAACCTGGCACACCACCACCATTATGTTTTTTAAATGGATATGGAGAATTTCAATTTAATCAGCATCCGCTTGTTATAAGCCAGTTTTCTTACACACTACCTAATAATGTTAACTATATCAGATCACAGCCTGATATAGGCGGTGCTCCTGGGGCTAGTCGCTACAATAATCAAATTAAAGACAATACAATACAAAAAGCATTAGATAGATTAGGAAAATATATTAATCAGGGAGGATATTCAGTAGAACCCGATTGGTCTGTTTTACCCAGCGGCAGCAGTCCTCCAACATATGTTCCCACAGCAATGCAACTTGTAATTTTAGCGTACCCAGTAGTAAGCAGAAATGAAGTCAGCAATCAATTTAGCCTAGATCAATACGCTAAAGGAACTCTACTTCAAGGTTCACGTAGAAACGGCGGAGGTTTCTGGTAATGGCAATCAATAATTTTTATCCTATGACAAGTCCATATAGCATGACACCTATAAACACGAATGGCAAATATTTAGATTTTTTAAATTATAGAGTTATACCTAAATATCAAAGCGATATTTACTATCAAATACCTACGGTCTATCAATATAGACCTGATCTTTTAGCATTCGACTTATATAGAGATCCAAGATTGTGGTGGGTATTTGCCGCACGCAACCCTAACGTTTTAGGACCAGATCCTTATTTTGATTTTGTTGCAGGATTAAAAATTTACGTACCTAAATTAGACACTTTAAAAGCAGCACTAGGATTATAGTATGAGTTTTAGTTTTAAAAGTCAGGGAGGCACACCAGACGATTTTGGTGATTTTAAAAATCCTAGTAAAAATCAAGCTAACATATCATTTGTAACAAAAACTGGTGGCGATTATGGCGCCGGCAAAAGCAAGCTAGCAAATGACATAGCAAACATATCAATCAGCCCAGTAACTACCTACAATCCTAACATTAACGGTGATCCAAATAGTGTGCCTAATAGCATAGGTCGTAGGCTATTAAATCCATTAGGATATTTTGCTAGCTACACATATAACATTTCACTTTATATGTTATCTGCAGATGCCTATGCTGCTTTCTTAGCTACAGGTAGAACTAGTATTCAATCGTTTGATAATCTTTCTAATTTAGCAAATGCCTCTTCATATATTACAGGTAACGGCGGTGGAGCTTTTCTTGTAGCTCAAAGCGGTGGTATAAATCGTGAAGTTCAAAATCGTGCTCCCGGAATGCCGTTAGATTATTACATAGATAATTTGCAATTAACTCAATTAAATCCAGGCGCAGGTACAGGAGAACCTAGAGCAGAATATGCGGTATCATTTAACATAACTGAACCATATGGCTTTAGCTTTTTATCACAATTAACTAAAGCAGCAGGAGTGTTACAAAATTATGATAGTAATTTAAGCCCCACATTATTAGGTCAGAAAGGTGCAGAGTTAAATGGCCTTAGAATGCAGTATGTTTTAGGCATAAAGTTTTATGGATATGATATAGCAGGAAATCCAATACAAAGTAGAGAAAGTATTATGGGAGGTGTAGAAGCCTCTGGAAGTAGTTTAAACGCAGGCGTTTTTGAAAGATTTTTTGATATTACTTTACATGAAGTAAAATTTAAGCTAGGTAAAACAGTTACTTACGATTGTAAGGCGAAAATAACACCACAAATTGCATTTGGATTAAAATATGGACATATACCCCCTCCAGTAACAGTTGAGGGAGCTACGGTTTTAGATTGTCTAGTAGGTAATAGAGGACTGTTTACTGCATTAAATGTACAACAACAACAATTACTTGATGAAGGCAAAATATTAGAAAAAATAAATTATTACGTGCAATTCAAGCCACAAGCAAAGGGCATGGAAGATTCTCCTATGTGGTATGATGGTAATAATAGTGAAAATAGATATAATGGCTCAACGTCAGGAGCTAAAACAACTGAACAAAGTAATCCATTTACTGAAATTAGAGCTTTCCCAGATCAATCAACAAAAACGATTAGCTTTGTAGCAGACACTCCTATAATTTCAGCAATAGAAAAAATTATAAAAGAAAGTAGTTTTATGATAACTTCATTGCTTAGATTGGAAGATAATTATAATGCGAAAAATAAAGATCCAAATATTATTTTAGATAATACTAAGCCAATATATTGGTTTGCAGTAACTCCTGAGTTAGCTAATCCAAGATGGGACAGTAAAATTAATAGTTGGGCTTATGATATTCTTTACATGATTGAAAAGTTTGAAGTTCCTTTGTTATACACGGACAACGTTGTACCAGAATTAGGTTTTTATGGAATTCAAAAATCATACAATTATTATTTGACAGGTCAAAACACAGAAGTATTAGAATATAATCAAGAAATCAATGTTGCATATCAAATAAATTTAGCAGGTTTGAATGCAAGCGCAACAAGCCCGGATGTTTCATTAACTAATAGACCTTCAGGACAAAGCACACAAACAGCAGAAAACTTAGCTTTAACCAGTCAAAATGCTATTTTAACGCAAATATATGATGATAAGGCTTTTGCTAAAGCCAAAATAACTATCATGGGAGATCCCGATTATCTAGCCCCACCTAGCACAAGCATAAATGAGTTATATCAACAATTTTATGGCGGAGATGGTTTCACCATTAAACCAAGCGGTGGTAAAAATTTCATTGAAATAGTTTTTTATGAAGGTCAAGATTACAATACAGCAACAGGCATTTTCAATATTAATAGATCAATAGGCATGACAACGCTGCAAGACCCTAGCATCAGTCCAGGCGTAGTTTATGAAGTAATCAGAGTTCATAGCAAATTCTTAAATGGCAAATTTACACAAGAGCTTGAATTAAATATTAAAGATGTTAAGGCAGTCGCAGATGCCATAAGACGAAGATCAGCAGGTGAAGCGGTTGCTACATCAGGTACCACAGCAAACGGTACAGGTTTAAAACCAGATCAAGCACCAAGTTCAACAACTCCTACACCTACAAGTGAGGGTGCAGGATTAATTAATCCATATGGGATAGGACCTACAAATAAATCTAGTACAGATGATAATAATCCAGTAAATAATCCTAGATATGGACCAACTAGATATGATTACGGTTCAGGATCAGCGGATCCTACTGGAGGATTTGGTAACGGCGATCCATTTAGTGACCCATTGAGAAATTTTGGATTACGAGGGGAACCTCCATTCGGTATATGATGAGTAGAATGTATGTCAACAGTTAAATCTAATGACGGATTTGCAATACTTAATAAGCCGGCTGCTGCTAGCGAACCAGGCGGCACAGACGGTATTAGATTTCCATATCCAGTTGTAGGCATAGTAAAAGACAACATCGATCCCTTTAGACAAGGCGCTATTCGCGTATGGATAGAAACTAGTGAAAATCCTAGTCAAAATCCTGATGACGATAAAAGTTGGGTCACTTGTTATTTCTTAAGTCCATTCTTTGGTTCCACAGAAGCAAGTGCAGGCACAGACACATATGGTACATATAAAACTAACCCATCAAGTTATGGTATGTGGTATAGTCCGCCTGATATCGGATCAAGAGTTTTGTGCGTATTCGTGCAAGGTAAATCAAGCCAGGGCTATTGGATAGGAGGTATACCTAATCCACTGTTACTACATATGGTTCCTGCTATAGGTGGCAGAGAAGATGTAGTACCTAATAAGGGTGAAGCTGCTAGTATGGCTGATGCTCCTAGATTGCCTGCTGCAGGTCTTAATACAAATAATCCTGCTATATCTCAAAGTATAACTTATCTTGATGAAGCTACACCGGTACATAGTTACACTGCTGCAATTTTACAACAACAGGGTTTAATACGAGATGCTATTCGTGGTGTTATAGGAACTAGCGCAACAAGAGAAAGCCCAAGTAGAGTTGGTTGGGGCGTAAGCACTCCAGGAAGACCTATATATCAAGGTGGCTATGACGACACAAATCTAACGAAAGTTTTAGATGAAGGTATAGATCAAAGTCAATTAAAGGTAATTGGAAGAAGAGGCGGACATAGCATCGTAATGGACGATGGCGATATATTAGGCAGAGATCAATTAGTAAGAATAAGAACTGCCGGCGGTCATCAAATTATAATGCATGATAAAAATCAAGTTTTATCTATATTGCATAGTAACGGTCAGTCATATATTGAATTTGGTAAAGAGGGTACTATTGATATGTACTCAACCAATAGTATAAACATGAGAAGTCAAGGAGATATTAATTTACATGCTGACCGCGATGTTAATATAAACGGTAACAAAAACACAAAAATTAATACTAATGGCGATTTAGAACTAACTTCTGCTAAGAAAACTAAACATAGTGTAGGTACTACTTATAATTTAAGTTCAGGTATGATTATGACTATCAAAGGTGGTTTAGGATTAGCCTTAGATAGTGGTGGTGTTGCAAGCCTTAGTGGTTCTTTACTAACATTCGTAAAAGGCAAAGTTTTAATGTTGAATAGTTTCGCTAGCCCACTTATAGCGCAAGACGTTAAAGGCAGCGATATTATTACAAATATTGATAACATATGGACTCCTGATCAAGGGTTCGTAAACGTACCAAACGCTATAGCATCGATTTGTAGTAGAGTACCTGCTCACTATCCTTGGGACGATAGTAATAAAGGCGTAGATTTACAAGTAGACTTATCAAAGGCTAATGCTATACCAGACGATCCAAATGCACAGGTATCAAAAATTAATGCAGAGGCGGCACAAATTGAAGGACAAATATCTAGCGGTATAATGTCAAATAGTCCGTCATTAACTGGCGTGAGTGAAAATCTTAATAACTTAAATTCTGCTGCTATGTTTGCCGCACAAAGTCAAGTCAATGCCGGAACACCATTTGCTGCAAGTAATAGGAACGGATATGCGATAGTAGATGTCAACGGTAAAAAAGAAATACGTATTGGTCCTGCCGGTATGCCGATATCACAATTAGAGTCGGGCGGAATATTGAAACCAGGTGCAGCAGCTTTAATTGAAAATAATTTGAACAAAGGAATGTCTGCAGAACAGGCATTCGCTACAAATTTATTTACAGGAAAGGCAGGTGCAAAGAATTTCCAAGAATTAATAGCAAGTTATACATCACAAGCATCAGCAGCAAACGCTTCATATCAAAGAGCCCAATCAGAATTAATTCAGGCAGGAGTAGTAACTGGTACTGCAGCACCAAATCAAGAGGCTGGAGTAACATTAGCTGCAGCCACTAGTGGAACTGCTGCGGTAGCTGCTAGAGTGGCACAAGCTACAGGAAGTAACACTGCAAATAATATTGCACGTAAAGCAGATCAGATTACTACAACAATATCATATGCTAATCAAGCAGTTGGAGCAGTAAACACTGCTGATAAACCAATCACTGCAGCAATACAATTTATGGAGAAAAATCCTAAATTTGCAGGAAAAATTAATTATAGTCAAGGCACTACGGGCGCTGCATTAAGTGTTGTTAAAGAGGGCATAGGTAGGTTAGAAGCGGGTCAACCTGTAAATCTAGGCTTCTTAGTTGCAGCTAAGGGTATGGAAAGATTTACTAACTTTAGTATACGTGGTACATCACAAGGAGGATTAGCCGGCTACGTAAGTAATCAGTTTATTAATTCAGCAAACACTTATACTTCTACATTTATAAATTCTTTAAAAAATAATTTTAAAAACAATGTGAATGGAACTGTTGCAATAAATTCTGCTTTTGCTCAAGCGGGATTAGCATCTCAAGCTAAATTATTAAATCTGCAAACCACAGCTATAGGTGCAGCGCAAAGTATTAAAGCAGCAGGATATTTCTTACAAGCCGGGCAATTTAGTTTAGCATCCAATGCTCTTGCAACAGGATTAGGAAGCATTCCAGGAATAGGTGGTTATGTTACAACTATAAACAATGCAGTGCAAACTATAAGAACAGCAATTACTGAATTACCAGGTCAAATTAAAAATGTCTTTAGTTCCTTTGATGCTGCTGTTAAATCTGTAAGCTTCGCACAAAAAACAAGTCAGCTAACTGGAGTTACAGTAGGTGCAAGTAAAGCAAGTCAAAATCTTGCAGGAATATTTGGTGGCCCAGCAGGCGGTGGTATAAGCGGCATATTTGGTTCAGCGAAAGCAGGATTTGATAGTGTGGTGCAGGCAGGAGCTGCTGCTTTAGGCAGTGTGTTTAATATAATGAACGCAGTAGCATCTGTAGCAAGCTTATTTGGTGGAAAACGCAAAATTAGAAAGGGTGTAAGTAAAGAAAAGACTGTATCAAGAACTGGTATTAATCAACAGATATTAAGAACTATAGGAGATCCAAAAATACCTCCTCCTATATTCATTGAAGGTGTAAGCGAACTACAAGTTCAAGAATTAAACAAACTGAGAGAAAGAGCTAGACAGCAAACGTTAAATAGGGGAACCAATGCAAACAATCCTAATAATCCTAGAAATCAAGGTACCAGTGGTATACCAACAAACGTAATTACCGATGCAACATTAGGCGGACAATTTACAAATAGCTTTGCTCCAGGTACAGTACGTACCAACTCTGGTATAACCAATTTTAGCGGTACAGGCTCAACTACAAGACAATTAGAAGTAGATCAAGCGCAAAGTATTAATAGTGACTTAGCTAAGATAGATCAAGCCAGACAGAACTATTCATTTGTTTCGTCTAATTTCCCGCAAGGAAGTCCTGAAATTTTAGCAGCAAGAAATGCCTTGGATAGCGCAGTAGCACAGCAGCAAGTAAGTAATAATGTTTCTGGTAGCGCACTACCTATAACACCAACTAATCCAACTCAATATAATATAAATCAAATTCCTCCTCAATATAGAGCATTTTATATGAAATTTAGGAAACTGCCACCACAAGCAAAAGTGTTGCCCGACGGTACAATCATTTAATAAATATATCATATGCCACAGTATCTTGGATTTAGCACAATAAACGCAAATAAACCTAGGACAACTAATGCACCCAATGGTGTAGACGGAGGTCCAGGAGGTATAAGACAACCTATAATATGGGGTAAAAAGTTTGCTCTTACTGATGAAAAATTAGTTATCCAAGATTTTTTAAATGCTTTAAACATTAGATTAGGAGAAAAAGTTGGTCAACCACAGTATGGTACAACACTTTGGGATTTTGTTTTTGAACCAAACACTATAGAAGTGCAGGGACAATTAGAGACAGAATTGAGACGAGTAGCAAATCTTGATCCAAGATTACAGGTCAATACAGTAAAAGCAAGTCCCGTTCAAAATGGTATATTAGTTGAATTACAAGTTGCTGTTGCGCCCTTTAATAATCCGCAAGTTTTAAGCGTTTTCTTTAATAGCGGGTTAAATTCAGCATCGTTGCAATAGTTAAAAACCCAGTTTTTCTATATTGATAAATACTAAAACAGAGTTTTATTATGGCTACAAGTTCAAGACAAGCTGCTTTATTCGGTGTAAATGATTGGAAAGCGATCTATCAAACTTTCCGTGAAGCCGATTTCCGTAGCTATGATTATGAGACACTACGTAAAAGCTTTATAGATTACCTGCGTGTCTATTATCCTGAAACATTTAATGATTATGTAGAAAGCAGCGAATTCATCGCACTTCTTGATGTCATGGCATTCATGGGTCAGGGTCTAGCATTTAGAAACGATTTGAATAGCCGTGAAAACTTTTTAGACACAGCAGAACGTAGAGATAGCGTAATAAAACTTGCTAACTTGGTGAGCTATACACCTAAGCGAAATTTATGCGCTGAAGGTTATCTCAAAATAGTAAGCATACAGACTACACAAAACGTTGTAGATTTAAATGGCACAAATTTAAGTAATATACCTGTATTATGGAATGATCCTGCTAATGTGTTTTTCTTAGAACAATTTAATGCTATCATAAATGCAGCATTGATTGATACACAAAAAATAGGCAGACCGGGAAATATAGCAGATATATTAGGAGTTGTTACAAGCGAGTATAGCGTAAAAATTCCTACTAATACTTTACCCATAGCTCCATTTCAAACTTCTGTAGATGGAACTACTATGGCTTTTGAACTCGTAAGCGTAAGCAGTGTAGGTAAAGACTATGTTTATGAAATACCTCCTGCTCCTAGTGGACGTTTTAATATGCTTTACAGAAACGATCAATTAGGTTACGGTAGTGCCAACACAGGATTTTTCTTTTATTTTAAACAGGGTGTATTACAAAACGTCGATTTCAATTTCTCACAAGCAATTAGTAATCAAATAGTAGACATTAATATTGAAGGTATAAACAATACTGATACATGGTTATATCAATTGAGTGCGGACAATAGTTCAAGAACATTATGGAGACAAGTTGATAATGTTTATGCAAATGCATACCTACAAACTGAAGGAAGCAACAGAGAAATTTTTAGTGTAAACAGTCGTTTCAATGATCAAGTAACTTATGTTTTTGGTGACGGCGTGTTCAGCAAAATTCCTGTAGGTACATTTAGAGCTTATGTAAGAGCAGGCAACGGATTAACTTATACCATTGATCCAAGCGAAATGCAAGGCATAAGCGTATCATTTAACTATATTAGCAGAACCGGAAAAATTGAAACATTAACAGTTGGTCTAGCACTAACAACACCAGTATCAAACGCTCAGGCACGCGAAACACTACCTGATATTAAGCAACGTGCCCCAACAAGATATTACACACAAAACCGCATGGTTAATGGTGAAGATTATAATAACTTCCCATATACACTTTACAGTTCAATAATTAAATCTAAAGCAGTAAATCGCAGTAGTGTCGGCGTTAGTAAAAATTTAGACTTGCTTGATCCTACAGGAAAATATTCAAGTATTAATAGTTTTGGAGATGACGGGGCATTATACCAAGATGATACCGACGGTTTTTTAAATTTAACTATTACTGATCAAAGTGACATCATAGAATTCTTATCCGTTGATCTCGCTACAGTATTAGCAAGTAATAAAGCTAATCAATATTATATAGAAAATTATCCACGCTATGACCTTGATGCGGCTAGCGGAGACGGAACAGTCTATTGGAACGGTAGTACTGTTGATGCAAATAGTCAAACAGGTTATTTTTATAACATCAACTTAAACAACAATGTACCACTATCAATAAGTTTGTTTAATAGTAATAATGCGAAGTATATTACACAAGGAGCATTAGTACAATTTGCAGCACCTGCTGGTTTTTATTTTAATAATAAAAATAGATTAGTATCAGGTATTCCAGGACCAAATAATCCAACTACACTATGGACAACTGTATTAAGTGTTAATGGTGATGGTAGCAATAATGGTCAAGGTAATTTTGCAAATGGTACTGGTCCTGTAACATTAAATGGTTATGTTCCTTCAGGCGCGATATGCACACAAGTAATTCCTGTTTTTGAAAACAAACTTAATACAATCATCGTAAATGAATGTGTAGAGAGAATGGATCTACAATTAAGCTTTTGTTTAGTATTCAATAATTCATTAGCTGTAGATCAACAACGCTGGAGCATACGTCCTTATGGTGATCCTGACTATTTTGTAAATTTCTTAAGTTTAGGTGGTAATAGATATAGCATAACATATAAATCATTAACATATTATTTTGGAAGCGTAGAAGACATAAGATTTGCGTTTAGTGCAGGTGAATTAGTATATGATCCTTTTAGCGGTAAAATTTTACAAGATTACATAAACATTTTATCGATTAATACAGTACCAAATAGCAATACTCCTTTGTCAAGAGATATTAAGGTTAATATAATAGGGCAAACAGTAGAAAGTGATGGATATGTAAATGACTTTGAAGTAGAAGTCAGCGCCACAGATATAAACAATAAACAATTGATTTTAAATCCAGACTTTTTCAATACTGTTACAGGCGTAGAAACAGGATCAGCAAACATAGGTAAGTATGTATTTTTCGTAACTTTACAAGATCCTATTAAC